TCTTGTCAAGCTCTGCCACCTTGTCGCGCAATTTGGTGTCTTCGGTTGCAAGGTTCTTGTCGAAATCTTCCGCTTTTTTGGCGCGATCGGCAACCATGCCTGTTATCCATTGCAGGACGGCGCCTGCAATCACAAGACCGATCCCCTCAAATGCGCCCACGGATCCTCTGGTTCTGGGTATCCAAAGGCTAGGCCCGCCGCTACAGAACAAAGACCGCATCTAGCCCAGCGGTTACAAGAATCGCATGGATACTGGATAGCTCGGTTGGGGTGAATCCGCCCACAGAGAGCACGGACGCCAATGCCGCCTGAAGGGCCGGTACGATTGGAGTCCCAAACCTGGCCTGTGCCAAAGCGTCTGAGAGTTCGGTCATCGCAACCCCCATAGCGGGCGGTGCTTCAGGGGCCTTGGCTCGGCTTAAGAAGCCTGCATACGCCGGGGAAGTGAGCAGCAGCGTGTAAAGGATTTGATAGGGAACCCGAATTGCCGGATCAACCGGCCTGTTAATGATCTCCCATTGCTGCGTTAGCCGACCTTCGATAAGAATCGGCAAGGCAAGAATCGCCTCTTGATTGGGTCCGACTGCGGGAGGGGTGGTGGGGTAGATCATTAGACGAAGAAGCGGTTGGAGTAAAGCTGGCCGCCAACGGTTACATTGTTGTTGACGTTGACGCCACGGAAAAAGGCTTGCGCTCGAATGTTGTGAGGATTGGAGCTTGACAGCGTGTAAGATTCCTGCGCACCACCAGGAGAGGAGGTGAGGGTTACATTGGAGCTTACTTGCGCACCAGTAATCGCGGATCGCCAAATCGCGTTGTCTAAACTTCCGGGTCGAAGCAATATGGCATCACTAGGGATTGGGCTGAGCCCCCAAGGCCCCTTTGTCTGCCCTGGGGCATCGCCAAAAACTCCGGCTACGCCAGCAAATCGGTTTACCTTGGTGGCCTCCTCAGCGCTTCGGCTAAATCCACCTAAGGTCAACGTTACACCGGGGGTGAAGTCCCCAATAATCGCCTCCATTGTGGCGCCTCTGTTTGACATAGTAGATGCCCTATTGGCCATCAAGCCGTAATTCCCATTGTCGTCCAATACGTGAATGCAATTAGTATCGTAGTTCGCTTCCCACTGACTCTGTAGATTACGGTTTGTTCTGTATCGCGCAGGGAAGTTTACTGTGGCCGCAAAGCCTGTGCCAAGCTGAGCGTCATAGGATCCAATAAGGTTCTGGCTGTGCTGTGTTCCGAATAGTTGCGTACTGTTAAACAGAACCCCTTTTGCTGTTGAAAGCGGAAGATCAGTTGAGGCGAGGCGAACATTGCCGATTAGGTAGATGCCGGAAACCGACACACCTCCGGCGCCGCTGATTTTAATCAAGGCATAAGGATCTAGGAATCCTTTAACTGCTCTACTCGGAGTCTGAGAGCCCACGAATACGTCCGAAATGCTGACTACTCCATTTCTTGCGTCAATAAATTCTTTGGTCCCGAGTACTCCGACTTCATGCCCAGCGGGGACCAGTCCATTGATACAATCATCCATAAATGCCGCAAAAGTGGCGCTGCTCCTCCGGTAGGTAGCTAGCGCTGCGTACATAGAATTGGGGTAATTTGTTATATCGTTCATGGTTTTGACTGTAGATAGCAAGCCAACCCCGCGAACTGATCCGGTTTGGTTGAACTTTAGCTTAGTAGGGCGAGCAATACCATACCATGTATTTGTTGTAGCTTGGCCAATAAAAATGATAGACGCAAAACACGGGCACCTAAATGGTGCGTTCGCATCGTGCAACGCTTTGACATCTGTAGTTGGCTTGGTTGATGCCGTTGTCCAGCTTGCAACCGTGTTTGTTTCTGGAAATTCATCCAGAGCGCCGATCACGTTGGCAATGTGATCGAAGCTAACATCGTTCCAGTAAGGTCCATCGGCTAAACGATATTCAACCGTTTCCTCTGGGCTGAAAATTGCATTGGCGTATTCGGCGGCACGCAAAAACAGGACAGCATTTGCTGTTGAGGTTGGCGGGTTGTCAAACAAATCCGCGCCTGTTCTGTTAGGCGCACTAGCAAGCGTCCCATTTACTCCGCTAAAGTTGTAAGTTGCTCCATCAACGGCATTGTCGGGAACCACGTAAAGAACTGCAACCCCAGTTCTACGAGTGACGACGCCAGCCTGCCTGGCCCAGTAATTCAAGCCCGGTAGGGTAACAAGTTCCGGCCTTGTACTAAGGCTATTGTTGAGCTCAGTATCATTGGCGCCAGCTATTGTGCTGCTACTGCGTAGCGCGGCAGCGTCAGCCAGCACACCGGTGCCGTAGCGGTTGGTCTGCATCGCTATCGACTGGCCACCATTCAGTACCACCACCCCGCTGACATCAAGGGTTCCCGTGGTCGATAGGTTTTCAACTGATACATTATTGAGCTGGGTTGGCAGCATTTGATCGCTTTCGCCGCCGATCCCCTCGACCGCCACCACCTCGCCGGTATCGGTGCTAATCAGCCCCTGGTTGGTGACCTCATATCCATCCTTGTTAATCCCCCTCACCTCCACCCGGCCGCCCTGCTCGGGGGCGAAGTTGGCATGGAACTCGTTGAGGGCACTGAGCGGTCGGCGAGCGCGAGGCAACGCTCGGGAGTAGTTCCAGAAGCCCACACCGTTGAGGTTATGACCCAGCAGCTGAATGAACGACGGCTGCCTGAATTCCAGCGCCCAGTTAGCGCGTTCGCTGGCAGCACCACCGCTGGGAGCCGTGGGGAAATGAGTGGCGTTTGCTGGATCCAGATCACGGCTTGCCTCGGTGCGCGGCACCAGGGCGGCATGGGCAGCGGTGCTGGTGAACCCAAGCGCCAGCAGCAGCGCCAGGGCGCCCCGGTAGTCGGTGGAGCTGCGCAGTTGATCGCGCACGCTGCCGGCATTGTTGTAGATCGTGCTCCACGTGATCCCGCAAGTAGCGGTCACATCGCTGGCAGCGTCGGTGTCGGTATCGAAGATCAAAACCGGTGCTTCCAGCGTGGTGGGGTCCTCGGGGTTGTAGGAGCTCTCTTGCTGGACGTAGCTCTGCTGCCACAGGTCAGCATTCGGGACGCTGCCGCTGGATGTGAAGTTGCTTTTTGCGGTGAAGTGCTTACCGCTGTGCTTCACCGTTTGGCCCTGGCGGTAGAAGACTCCGGCGGCATAGACCTCATCAGGGCAGCAACGGCGGAGCGTGATCTCTGCCGAGAGCACCACACCGGCGCCTTCCGCCGGGATGGCGTTGCTTTGGGTGACGGCCAGCACCTCGGCGCCTCCAGGGGCTAGGGCACGGCTGATACCACCGCCTGTAACGCCAGGACGGGTCTGAATGATGGAATTGCGCAGCGGCACCCTTGCGGGGGTGGTGTTGGCCAGCCTGAGCGTCACCCGCCGCTGCGCCGTCGAGCGGGTATCAATGAGCCGACGAACGTAAACCCGGCGGCCGACAGCACGAGAAACACCGCCATCAGTTCCGATGGCTTCACCAGTGCCGGCCTGGGCGGCGGCGGCCGTGATGGCAATGGCGGCCGGTGTGGCGCTGTTCCAGGCGCTTGCCTGGAGGGTCGCCCTCCAATCAGCGCCGTCGGGGTTCTCGATCCAGATCAGGGTGCCCGCGGCCAGGCTGTAACCGCCAGCCGCCAGCACTGCCGGCACCGCCGGTTCGGTGCCCACGGCCAGGGGGGTCGTCAGGGTGATGCTGCTGCCGGAAATAGCCGACACAATGCCCAGCGGGATGAGGCGGATGTTTCCGGTCTGATCGGCCACACTGCGGGCCACCCTGAGGCGCCGCAGGTTCCAGTTTCTATCCAAGGCCACGCTGGAGGTCTGGTAACCCTTGGCCACCGCAACGCAGCCGCCGAAATTGGAGGTGGAGTTGCTGAACTCCATCTGCGCGCCGCTGTCCGCCAGGTGGTGACGACCGGCGCCGATGGCGAAGATGCTGACCAACTGGCCAAACGCATCGTTCAGCAACGTGATGTGCCGGCTCATGCGGCGTGGCTTCATCCGCACGTCGTCGGATTCGCTGTCGATCAGCTCCTGGTAGTTCACCGGAGCCCGCCAGGTGCCGGAGCGGTAGATCTCCCAGCAGCTCAGGTCGCGTTGCTGGCTGATGCCGGTGAATTGCGCCGCCACCAGGCTCTTGAGGCCAGCGAGGCGTGCGCCGTCCCAGAACACGCCCGACATGCCCCACTCGGTGCGCAGGGAGCAGTTGTAGATGTACGGGCTCGCTCCCTTGACCGTGTCCCAGGCCTCGGATGGGTTGCCGCTGATCGGTCCCACCGTCTGCCATTCAGATAGCCGGGTGACCGCCAGGGCATTGGAGAGGTTGCCGCTGTTGCTGGCCCCGCCCATGGCGGTGCGCACCTTGGTGTACAGCTGATCCAGATCCGCCTGGCTGGCGTTGTGGAAGCAGTCCAACAGGTGGTGACTACTGCTAGCACCGTACTTATCCCGGAATGTAAACCCGTAGACGTAGCTGGTTGAAGTGATCTTGAGGATCGCCGCCCGGTTGCTGTAGTCCGTGGATTCATCCGCCGCGGCCGGCACGTAGGAGGGGCGGACGGTGGTTTGCCGCAGGCTGAGGGGAGCGCTCGCCGTGGCGTAGCGGGGCAACACAATGCCGCCGCTGTTGGGGTTAAAGGCAATCAGATGGTTGGGGGTCGGATCAAAGCCGGCCGCCGGCCATTCCGTCACCGGGATGGCGTAGCTGGAATTGCCAGGGTCGTTATAGAAAATGTGCGTGCCCGGGCTCAGCTCCACCGATGGGCAGTCAACGTTCGCCTCTTCTGAGTTGATCGTGAAGAAATTCTTGCTGGTCATCGCAACGATCTCGATCGCTGCGCGGTTGATGGTGCGGAAGGGCTTCTCCCTGCTGTAGCCGCAGGTAAGCCGCTGATTTTCCAACCGCTTCAGCTTCGCGGCGATCTTGGCCTCATCGGTGGCCCCGCCGGGCTCTTCGAACCAGTTGTAGGAACCACCAACAAACCGATCGCTGCCGATGTACGGGTTGATGTAGATCGTGAAGGGACTATTGAGCGGATCGGCCGGCTCGCTGTTGCCCGGGGCGATGTTGGCGTTGCCTGCCATCTGCAGCAGGGCATCCACCACCGCAGCCAGCTGGTCCTTGGCGCGAAGCTGCCCGTTGGGTCCGAAGGCGTTGCGGATACCGGTAAGAGCATTCGCAAGACTGATCCGGGCCATGTGCTGCTGCTGCTGCGGTCAGGCTAGGGCTGGCTCATTGCTGCCAATGGATGTTGCCGATCAGCGATGACAAAGCGGACGTCGCCGATCGAGGCGAACTGGCCACGGATCTTCTTGGTTTCGCCGGCCTGGGTGGAAAGGCGCACGTTGGTGAGGAGGATGTCCAGCTCATAGAACAGGCACTCCTCTCGGATGAAGCACACACCGTTTGAGTGGCCCCGGGGTCCGTCGGCCACCAGCAGGCGGATGGTGCCGGTGCCCCCCTTCTTGGTGAGCGTGTCGAGGCGGAGCATGGCCGAGCTGGGGCTGACGCCAGGGGCATAGATGTTGCTGATCTCTCCGGAGAAGCTCCCGGCACCTCGCACCTGGCCGGCGAGGACCGCCCCGAAGGCCTCGCCGATCGCCCCCTGGTCAAGGGCGGTGGTGTCGGTCTCCACCTCCCAGCCGGAGAGATCCGCCTGCCGCTTCCAGCCCCGCTCATCCGCCTCGGCCCCCGCGTCCCGGATCACAGGCGGCAGGGCCGGCACGATGTCTTCCAACGCCGCCTCACCCCCCTCAGGGCGGGGGATGGTGAGGGCCAGGGCCAGCAGGGCCTCGGCATAGCCGGCGCGGTCACTGGCCACGCTGAGGATGAGCCGATCGAATCCCACCAGGCGAAGGGGCAGGCGGCTGAGCTCGCCGCCGTTCACCGCACCCACCTCAAGGGTGTAGAAGGTGGCGCGCTCCAGGGCATCCTGGTGGATGTAGACCGTGGCCTGCTGGCTCAGGCCGACGGTGCCGGGGTGCTCCCAGAACGTGGCGTTGTCGTCAGGCCCCCAGAAGGGCGCATCGTCACCGACGCGGTGGAGGGTGGCCGGCCCACTGGAGGCGGCATCCCCCCAGAAGCTGTGGCCGTCGGGGCAGTTGGCGTAACCGGTGCCGAGCACATCGAACGGCAGGCCCAAGGGGGCGGTGAGGAGCACCTGATCGCCATTCAGAAAGCAGGGCTCCTCCAGCCGCAGCCGCACCACGCTGCCGGGGGCATCGAGCAGGTCATCGGTGAGCACCACCGGCCGCGGCCAGCTGCGGCTGAGGGTGAGGGTGCCGATCTCGCCATCGATCGCCATGGCTCAGAACCGGCCGCTCATATCGCCTTGGACGGTGAGAGTCATCGTGCAGGAGATCAGCTCCCGCACCGGCACCGTGGTGCCGAGGGAGGCGCTGAGGACATCCATGGTGAAGTCGCCGCGTGTGGAGCCACGACGGGTCACGATCCGCAGGGTGTCGACGTCGTCGCTGTCGTCCCAGATGCTGTTCGCCATAGCGACCGCCGCCGAGTTATCTGGGTCATAGAGAAAGGTGCAGGTGATTTGCGATTCGCGCATCCCCTTGGTGCTGGTCGTGGCCACCTGTCCCACGCCGGTGGTGGGGAGGCTGTCGCGAGAGACGGAGACGCTGACGTTCGTGATCTTGCCCACCAGCGAGCCGTTCCAGTACACGTCGCTCTGGGTGGTATTCCTGACGGCCATCCCTGATTCAGCTCATAGCCACACCAGGAGGCTAGGCAGGGGGATCGGGCCAGGGTCTAGGGGCTGTTCTGCAGCCGGGCCTGCAGCTGCACCGGCAGGGTGCAGCGGTGGCGGTAGGTGAGCGAGCTCCTGGGGGTGGGGGCGCCCTGGCCCAGGGGCCAGAACCAGCGCAGGCCGGCGCCGGTGGTGACCGATTCGATGAAGGCTTTGTAATCTGCCGTCACCCCTGCAAAGAGGATGTCGGGCAGCGTCAGGGGCAGCAGGCCGGAGTAGCTCTGGTGGAAGGTGGCCAGGATCTCGGTGGCTCGAGCGGTGCGGATGTTCCCGAACTCCAGCTCCAGGGCCCCGT